TACCAGCCGAACACTCTGGCTCAGCAGTTCACGGTAGACGTGCTGTATGGCTGCGGCGTGTTGCGGAACACGTCCGGCGTGCAGGTCAACACGTAGACCGGTGGGGAGAGGGGCGAGGTTGGGAGACTTCGCCCCTCGAGGCGTCCCCCAGGCGTAGAGACGCGGAGTCGCAAACGAGAAGGATCAACAGGAGAGATCAATGGATTTGAGAGTTTATTACCAGAAGATTCGCGATTGGGAATCGAAGATTGCCGACGAGTTTCCCGTGGTGAAGAGCAAGGAAACCACCGACGGCGGCAAGGACGGCACCCTGACAGAAGTGTCGAAACACATTGCAGCGAAGCTGATTGTGGACGGTATGGCGGATCTGGCCGAAGATGCGGACCTGGAGAAGTTCCGCGCGGATATGGCGGAAGCGAAACGGGCAGCGGACGCGAAGGTGGCAGCGGCGACGGCCATGCAACTGGCGGTAGTTCCGAAACAGGAACTGGACGAACTGCGGGCGCACCAGGCGCGCGGGGCGAAGGAATAAGGCGGACGAGATGGCTCTGTTCAACGACGGCCCGGTGTCCGGCATCGAGGATTTGCAAGGACACGACACACAGTTGCTGGAGGTGGCAAACACGGAGGGGATCGACGTGACGCGCAAGCTGGCGCTGGCACAAGAGGAAATGTCGCTGGAATTGCGAGTATTGCTGGCACGGATGAGCGGGCCGGTGGATCTCGGATCGACCACGACCGTGCCGTCGCTGGACTACGTGGTGGTGACGCCGCCGCTGAAGTTGTGGCACACGTTTCGAACGCTTGAGCTGGTTTACCGGGATGCATACAACAGCCAGCTCAACGACCGCTACGCGGGAAAGCGCGACGAGTATCATGCACTGGCGCAGTGGGCGTACGAGAAGGCGATTCAGAGCGGTATCGGAATGTCGCAGGACCCGGTGGCGCAGGCATCGCCGCCGAAGTTGGAAGCGGCGTCGGGCGCGATCGCGGACGGGATGTACTATGTCGCGGTGGCCTGGACGAATGGGGCCGGCGAGGAGGGTGCGCCATCGCTTCCGGCAACCATCACGATCAGCGGCAGCACATTTCAGGTGCAGGCAGGTGCGGCGCCGGCGAATGCCCGGGGATGGAATGTGTACGCCGGAGCAAACCCGCGTGCCCTGGTCTTGCAGAATCCGGCGGTGTTGGGTCTCAACGAAACATGGACACATCCTGGTCCGGTGGTAACGGGCGGGAGGACTGCGGGAACGGGGCAGAGTCCCAGCTACATGCGGCCGGCGCCGCGGATGCTGCAGAGGGGATGATGACGAGCGGAATTGGAAGCGTAATCACGAACAAGGTGGTGAACCGAATTACGGGGCCCGCTGGGTTGAATGCGGGCTTAGCGGCACTCACACTTGGCGGGCCAGACGCCGCGCAGGTGGTGGACCCGGCTCAGGTGCGAGCGCAAAACGTCGCGGCAGAGATGGCGGAGCGAAGCGGAGCGGTGAAGTATCCGAACGTGAACGTCTATTGCGAGGGTCTCGCGAACGACTTGCGGGAGAAGTTTCGGAGCTTCTCCGGGAAAGCGGAGATGGCGATTGAGGTGCGGCACTCGCAGGATCGGCTTGAAGGGCTGGAGCAAAAGCTCGAGTTCTACGTGGACGGCGCGATGCAGCTGCTGAACGAGAGCCGGGGCGATTGGGGTGACGGGATGTTCTATGGCGGGAAGTATCAGGTGTCGTTCTCGCCGGTCAAGCAGGGCGGAAAGAATTTTATGCAGATAGCGAAGATCACATTCGAGATCGGAGTAAGCAGGAACTAGTATGGCTTCATATATCAGCTCGAACGCGAACCGATTCTACACGGTGCTGGAGAATTCGTTCGGTAAGGCGGAGGCGATCACGGCCGCGCATCGGATTCCGGCGGTGAAACTGGGAGTCCGTCAGAAGGCGGAAACCGCGACGCGGCGCGACAAGACGGGGAGCCGGACATTCGCCGGGCTTCCACCGGGCGTTCGGCGGCGGACCGATTTCGATTTGCAGACGTACCTGACGAGTTGGGACAAGACGACGTCGGGTCCAGGGTATGGCCCCTTGTTTCACGCGGCGCTGGGCGGCGACGCGATGAGATTTACTGGGGCCATCGCGGCCTCGAGCACAGCCGGCGGCAGGCTGGGCTTCGGGGCCGCGCACGGGTTGAGCGCGGGCCAAGCGGTGATGAGCGGAGGGGAGATCCGGTTTGTGGCGGCGATTGTGGATGCCCAGACGGTGCAGTTGAACTCTCCGTTCACGATTTTGCCGGCGTCCGGATCGACGATTGGCTCGACGGTGACGTACATGCCGACCACTGATTTAAAGAGCGTGAGCATCTTCGATTATTGGAGTCCGTCGACTGCCGTACAGCGGCTGATTTCAGGCGCGTCGGTGGATCAAATGGACATCCTGATCAATGGGGACTATCACGAATTTCACTTCAGCGGCCTGGCGCAGGACGTGGTGGATAGCACGAGCTTTTCGAGTGGCGCGGCACAATTGCAGAGTTTCCCGGATGAACCGGTGGCGGGCGCGTTCGACTATTCGATTGTGCCGGGCCACATGGGGCAGGCGTGGCTGGGGACTACGGCATCGCAATTCTTCACGGTGACGGGCGCCACGATCACGGTGAAGAACCAACTGGATGCGCGGAATCGGGAATTCGGCTCGCAACTGCCGCGCGCGATCGCGCCCGGGCAGCGAACAGTGGAGGCGGCATTCAGCTTGTTCAGTTTGGATGACGACGCCACCAAGGTGCTATATCAGGCGGCGCGGCAACAGTCGCCCATCAGCGTGATGTTTCAGCTTGGGGAAGTACCGGGGCAATTGATGGGAGTCTACTTGAAGAGCGTGGTGCCTGAAGTGCCGGAGTTCGATGATGGCGAGAACCGGCTGCAGTGGAAATTCCGGGCGTCGAGAGCGCAGGGGACGATCGACGATGAAATTGCCGTGGCTTTTGGGTAGGGCGGAGGGCAGAAGGCAGGAAGGCAGAAGGCAGAAGGTAGAAGGTAGAATCTCGGGCGATACGGCGTCGTATGAGAGTGTCTCGGTAATTGAATCAAAGTTCATGCCGGGGGTGAAGTTTACGATTGCGCGGATGTCGTTTGAGCGGCGCGTAGAACTGATGAGGCGGATTCGCGACTTGGCGCGGCGGGCGGAGTTTCTTTCGGCGGGGCAGGGGCCGGAAGACAAGATGGACGCGGCGCTGGTGCAGGCGGAGATCGAGCGGCTTTACGTGGCATGGGGGCTGAGAGCGATCTCGGGGCTGCTGGTGGATGGGCACGATGCCAGCCCCGAGACGCTCTCCGGGGACGGCCCCGAAGGGTTGTTTCGGGAAGCGCTGGCTGCAGTACGCGCGGAGATCGGGATTAACGAAGAACAACGAAAAAACTGCTAGTCGCCTTCCATTTTCTCTTTGCCAACCAGGCCGGTTGGGAGTGCGACGACTGCCGAAGGACCGGCCTGGAAAAACGGCGACGATGCGGTTGGCTGGGGCTTGGCGACGATGCGAACGCTCCTGTTGTCTGGGCGAGGAAGAACATCGCGGTGGCAAGCTGTCCGAGGTCGTTGATCACGGCGGAGAGCGAGGCGCTGGTGGAGGAGTTTCTGGTGCGCCGGCGGCTGGGCGGAATCGTTTTGAGCGAACTCAGCGCAAGACAGGTGGAAGCATTTCTGATTCTGGAGCAGGCACTAGGGACGGAGAGAGGCAATGGCGAACACAACACAAGACGAGATCTATCGAAGCTTTCTTGAGACTTCACAGCAGCAGTCGGCGCAGTTCACGGCTGCAAGTCAATCGCTTGCCGGCCTGATTTTGCAGGCGGATCAGGTGCGGCAGGATATGGCGGAGCAAACGGCCGGTGTGGCGAGTGCCGTGCGGTCATCGAGCAGAGGATCGAGCGCTACGGCGCAGAGTTCGACCGGAGGTTCGGTGTTTTCGGACGTGATGGGTGTGTTTGGGAGCGGGCTCTCGCCGCTGGCAAAGGGAATCTTCAGCCTATTTGGTGGAGGCGGAGATACGGCAGCGCCGTCGCCGCTGGTCAAATACGCAATGCCGGCGTCGGTCGATTTTCAGGCTGCGGAGGTGGGCGGTCAGGTGATGAGCACGGATTACGACCAGACCGGCGGAGCTCGCGGGTACGGGGCACGGTCTGCATCGCAGGTGCAGGCGCCGGCGAGTGCAGGAGGAAGCGCGGCGGCGGTAGCTCCCGCTCCGCAGATCACGGTGAACGTGTCGGCGATGGATGCAAGGTCATTTATGGATCGGAGCGGCGATATCGCGGCGGCGGTCCGGGACGCGATGTTGAATCTGAACTCGATCAACGATGTGGTGAGTGAGCTCTAGGGAGCAAGAACATGACGACATTTCCGAAGTTGAAGACTGATGCAGTGGTGCAGTATCCGCTTACCACTACACTGGCCTATCAGAATCAGACCCTGACGTTCGTGGATGGGACCCAGCAGCGGTATCGCGATGCCGCGGCGTTGCGGACGCGGTGGGAGATCCGCCTGGCAGAGCTGGATGAGGGCGAGTTGGCTGCGATCGAGGAGTTCTTCCTGGCGAACCAGGGCGCGTTTGGCACCTTCTCCTTTACGGACCCACAGGACGGGCGCGTTTACGACGATTGCAGTCTGGCAGATGACGGAATCCAGGCGTCCGCAGTTGCCGAGATGCGCGGCGCGACTGCGCTGATCGTAATGCAGAACAGGAAATGAGCATGCTGGCATACCCTCAACTCGCGACTGGCGCGCTGTGCCAATTTCCGCTTCGCAAGAGCCGGCGTACGCGTACTGTGACGAATCGGGCGGCGGACGGAAGCGCCATCAAACTCGCGGATCCGACGGCGGAGACCACCGAGTGGCAACTCCAGTACTCGGACCTGAGTGATGCTGAGGCAACCTCGCTGCGCGATTTCTTTTCTTGCGTAGAGGGAACGCTGACCGGCTTCGTGTTTTTGGATCCGGCGGGGAATCTCCTGTCATCGAGCGAACAGCTTGATGCGCAGGTCTGGCAGAAGGATCCGCTGCTGGCCGTAACGGCGGGAACAGGCATGTGGCGACTGGCGAACGGCGGCGGCGCGGGACAGGTGTTGGCGCAGACGCTGGAGGCGCCCGGGAGCTATCAGTACTGCTTAAGCGCATATGTGAGGTCGTCTGCCGCGAGCAGCGTTGGGCTGATCATCGGCACGCAAACGACGCAGCGGGCGGTGAGCGGGACATGGACGCGAGTGCTGGCCGTGGGAACTGGAGCTACGGACGCCGAGTCGATGCGGTTCGGAATCGAGGTCGGCGCGGGAGCAACCTTGGAAGTATACGGGCCACAGGTGGAGCCCCAGGGCGGAGCGTCGGTCTACAAGGCATCCACGCGAGGCGGAGTTTACGAGGACGCGCATCTGGCCAGCGACGAACTAAAGATGATCTGCACCGGAGTCAATCGACACGCGTGCACGGTGAACGTGATTCATGCAAACCATATTTGAGTTGAAGGAACAGGCCGTCACGGACACGCCGCTGCTGCTGTTCGACTGCCTGCTCGCGGACGGGCGGGTGGAACACTGGAGCACGCACGGAGTGTCGGTGGGCAGCGCAGAGTACGTCGCGCGCGTGCTGCAACACAACATCTTTGAACTGCAAGCTTCCTCGGACCAAGGCATCGATGGAATTCCGCGGATCTCAGTGGTGCTGGCGAATGCGGACTCGCACTTCTCCGAGATTGAGCGGTCGTTGGGGATCAAGGGCGCGAAGCTCACGGTCAGTTTCCTGTTTTACGACCTGAAGAACGCGGCGGCGCTGACGGAGGCCTCGGTGGTGTTCCAGGGCGTCTGCAACCCGCCCGATGAGGTGCGCGAGGCAACGTTTCGCATCACAGCGACGAATCGGATGAACTTGCAGAGGCTGCTGCTACCGCAGGTTAGAATCCAGCGCCGGTGTCCATGGGAGTTTCCCGCCAACGATGTCCAGCGCACGGAGGCCATCGACGGGGGCTCGAGCGGAAAGTACTCGCGCTACTATCGCTGCGGATACTCGGCGGGGGCAGTGGGCGGATGCGGAAATCTGAATGGGAGCGGCGCCTTCGCGGACTGTGGGTATACGCGCGACGATTGCCAGGCTCGGGGGATGTTTCACAACTTCGGTGGAATCGAATTCGTACCGCCTGCGATTCAGGTGCGGACTTACGGGGACAAGAGCTGGCATACGGCGGCCGTGCAGGCGAACGAGGCGCGGTACAACGATTTCGTGCCGATGGTATACGGCACAGCCTGGTACAATCCGCCGGTCGTGTTCGCGCGCAATGACGGCAATCTCACGCGGATGGAAGTGCTGCTGGGGCTCGGTGAGATGCAGGGAGTGCTGAAGGTCCTGGTGAACGACATCGAGATACCCGCGGGTGTTTCGGGCACCAACATGACTGGTACAGGCTGGTACAACACCCCGACCCTGGGGACGCGTTCGGGCGCGTTCAACATGGATTTTACCGACGGTAGCGGACAACCGGCGGGCGATCCGTACGGCAGCATGGCTTACCTCTCGGTGGTGGTGCCGAACCGCATCAACAACGGACAGAGTCTGCCGAAGGTATTGGTATTGGCACAAGGGCTGAAGATGCCCGTCTACGCGGCAGACGGAACCGTGACGGGTGAGCAATTCTCGAACAACCCGGCATGGATCGTGCTGGATCTGCTGCGGCGCGCCGGTTGGAGTACGAGCGAAATTGACCTGACGAGTTTCGCAACCGCGGCGTCGTATTGCGATGAAAATATCGCAGCGCTGGATGTGTACGGTAACGCTACTACGCTGTCTCGCTTTCAATGCAATCTGGTGATCCAGAAGCGGAGGAGTGCGGGCGACTTGCTGCGTGGGGTGCGGAACGCGGCGCGCGTGATCGTGACGTACGGAGATGGCGGCAGACTGCAGGTCCGAGTGGAAAACTCGTTGAGTGTGGAACGGAGTGTGAAGCCCGAGTGGTCGAACAGCAAGGAGCCTCTGAACGGCGGTTGGCCGAGCTATGAATTTGGCGACGGGAGCAACGGATTCTCAGGCATTCTGCGGCGTGCCGGCGGGGAGCCGAGTTTCCGTCTCTTCGCGCGCGGGATGGCGGACACCCCAAATCGGTTCTCGGTGGAATTCCAGGACGCGCTGAACGAGTATCAACAAGACAGCTTCTCGTTAGTGGACCCCAACGACGTGGCATTGAGCGGCCAAGAGGTGTCGCAGACGTTGCCGGCATTGGGGCTGGCGAACTTCGACCAAGCCGCGCGGATTCTAAAGGTGAACCTGGACAAGTCGATTCGCGGAAATACCTACGTGGAATTTGAGACAAGCGTGAAGTCGTTTGGAGTTCGGCCAGGCGACCTCATTACGGTTACTTATTTGAAAGAGGGATTTACGCGGCAGCCATTCCGCATCGTGAAGATTGCACCGGGAGTGAACCACCGGGTGTCGACGATCACGGCGCAAATTCATGACGATTCGTGGTATGCCGACAGCAACGGACAGGTCACGTCGGCAAGCGGCGGCCGGCGCATGGGCAGCGCCGGTATCGGCGTGCCTCGTCCGTTGATGGGCAGCGTTCTGGACGATCGCGGCGACGTTCAGTTCGATGTTCAGGAGTCGGTAACCATGGCGGGCGACGGTACGGTGCAGACGAATGTCACGATTGGCTTCGTTGCACCGTCCGTCGCCGCGACCGGCGGGCCTGGAATTCCGATGGTCAGCTTGTCGGCGACAGTCGGAAGCGGGGGCACTCTGTCCGGCGGACAGACACTTTATTATGCGATTTCGGCTGTGGACGGCACCGGAAACGAGAGTCCGCTCTCGTTCGTGGTGCGCGCGATGACGGTAAGCGATGCAAGCAACGTGACGCTTACGGGGCTGAGCTTCTCGTCCGCGGCGAGCGGCTTTCATGTATACCGAGGCAGCACGCCGGCATCGATGTATCGGATCGCGTCGAACCAGACAGTGGCAGCGCAGTTCGTGGATAGCGGGTTGCCGAAACAGTTGATTGCGCCGAGCGATCCGAATTTCGACCACGCGAACCTCTACTGGCGGCTCGAGTTGCAGGGCGAGACCGTGGCGACAATTCAAAGTGGATCGACGATCGGCAATGACAGCTTGCAGATGACGGCGAATCGTTACCGCAACATGGTGGTGCGGATTACACGCGGCCGGGGAGCGGGCCAGGAGCGGGTGATCACGGCGAACACCGATAAGGCCGTAACGGTCTCGCCGGCCTGGGACGTGGTTCCTGATGCGAGCAGTTTGTGGGTCGTCGCGGAAACCGGCTGGCAGTTCGGAGCGCTGAGCAGAACCTCGCCGGTGCAGTTTGAGATTCCAAATCGCGGCGGCGAAACCGTGGAGATTTGTGGGCGAGCCGCGAACGTGAGCGACGTCGAATGCGCCGCGGAACTCTCGATTGTGACGCGCTGGCAGATCGGGGGGAGTGGAGCGGGTGACACGGATGTACCGCCGACGCCATTTTTCGGTCTTGGCTTGGGGAAGCGCGGCGGGACGGTTGAACTGAGCGGAGTTTCTTTCGCGGATCTGACTAACACGCGCACCATCTCGTCAGCGACCTTGACGATGTTCTATTGGGATGAAATCGATGGCAGACGGAGCTTGGGCCTGGCGAATGCGATCAGCGCCGAAGACACGCTGCTGGACCTGAATGCGACTGGCACCGACACGGTGGGCAACTTCGTGCAAGTGGATGGCGAAGTCGTGAGAATCGAAGAGGTGCAAAACGGCGGTTCGCGTTATCGCGTGGCGCGAGGTATGCACGGAAGTTCGTCAGCGGCGCACGCAGGCGCGGTGACCATCTATCCGTTACTTAGCAAGACGGCGATCGCGCCGTTTCCGGCCGGCTTCTTCGGAAGTCCCTACAGCGGGAGTTGGAGCTATCCGGTTGCGCTTGCCGATGTGCGGGTTGCCAGTGCCGAGCTGATTGTCACCAACACTCGCGGTAATAGTGCTACCAAAAGCATCTGTCTGACGACCACGGCAGACAATGGATTGCGCACACTTTCGGGCGGGCAGTATGCGATTCAGGTGGACGGATTTTTGGCGGTACAGCAGTCAGTCGCGCCGGCGATTGTGACGGAAGCGTCGCATGCTGTGCGAGATGTCTTTGCAATTCTGGGCACTGTGGCTGATGCTCCGGTAGCTTTGCAAGTGAACGTGGACGGAACTGCGTGGTGCACGCTGACGGTCGCGACGGGTATGAGCACGTCGCAGGCGGTCAGCGGTCTCGTGCTGGGACCCCTACAAATGGGGGCGAAGCTGACGCTCTCGGTGTTGTCGGTGGGGCAGACCTATCCGGGCGCGGATCTTACCGTGGTGGTCCGGCTGTGATGGCGGAGCAACTGAGCAAGCTTCGGCCGGATCGCGATCTGCAGTGCTATTTTCAGCGTCCGTCAGCGGTCGCGGCCCTTAGCGGCGCCACGCCGAACGGCTTCACTGTATCGGGATGCTGGAGGCAGCAGTTCGACTGGGCCGTGATCGAGTGGAACCGCGATAACGTATTCGAGCATCCCTCGTTGCGGAATTTGCCGGACGGGGACCTGAGTGGAGTGAAGCTGTCGTACCGGGAAACGCGTGAGAATTGCATTCCGATGGATTCGACGCTGTATCCGACGGTTGATTGGCCTTACCTCCGCATCTGGGCGCAATCGGGCAGTACAGACACTCTGTACAAGGTGCCGCTTGCGAACTACGCTACGGCGGTGACCGGTGCATACGTGCCCCCGACGGTGACCTTCGAATTGCAAGGCACAATCACTAGCGGGGATTACGTGGAACTGGCCTGGCTCGATCAACATTTCAACTACAGGATGATGGGCGGAGACACGCTCGCGAGTGCTGCTGAGTCCCTTGCGAACACCATCACGGCAAATCAGGCGAACGCCAAGGCGACCGCGGTCGCCAGTGGCGCGAACATTACGCTGACCTATCACGGCGCTCCCGGCGCCAACGGCAATCGCATCGGAGTTTATGGGATGGTGCATGGCGCCGACACGGAGTCGTGGTCGCCGGTGGCGGGCACGTTCAGCGGAGGAACATCGCCGGAGGAGTGGAAGGTCGATCTTGACTTCTCAAATCTGCACGACGTGAATGGCGCTCTTGTACCGACATCGAACGTTCGCAAGATGCGGTGGACTTGGGCGGCGGATCTGCAGCCGGGTAACTTCACGCGCAGCGAATTTGCAGTTGTGGTGAGCGACTGGTTGGTGAGCGGAAGCAGACTGCAGTATTCGGTGGCCGGGGTCGGAAGCAGACGGATTGAAGACGACGCGCCCGAGGTTACGTACACCGGGACTTGGATGTCCGGGCGAGGCAATTTCTCGAGCGGTTCGATTCGCTGGGCCACCGTGCCAGGCGCGAAGGTCTCGTGCACATATCAAGCTAATGGTGTCCACCGGCTGTACCTGGGAACGCGACGAGCGGAAGCTGGCGGCGAGGTCACGGTCCAGGTGGATGGCGGTAGCGCCGTGGCATTCGGGCTCCTACTTCCTGGTGAGGATGTGCTGGTCCGCATTCCGGTGGGGCAGTTCGCCGGCGGTCAGCATAGAGTCACGTTGACACACACCGGAGCGGCCGGAACGTACGTGTATTTTGATTTTCTGGAGATTGCTTACCCGTCGAGCGACTTGCCGGAATTCGGTACCATGGCCACGAC